AAAGTTCTTGGTATAGTATGTCAAGAAGCGTAATAGGAGGATATTAATATGGCTACAGTTTATTCGATACAAAAGACTAAATGGGATCAGAACGTACCTTCCGAAAAGATAGACACTACTGAACTAAGTGGTAGAGTAAGAGTTGCTCATGCAGAATTTGAAGCATCTTCTCTAGCATCTGGCGATGTGATTCAAATGTTTAATTTACCAAATGGAGCAAGAATCCTTTCTGGTAGATTAGCACATGACGCATTAGGTAGTTCAACTACTTTGTCAGTTGGTTACGCTGCTCACAATAATGCCGCTGGTACTGCTGTAAGTGCTGCCGCTGCTGCTTATAAAGCTGCTGCTGCTTCTACTTCTGCAACTGCAGTTAACGCTGCAAATACTATTGCATTAGGTGAAAACTCACTTGTAGACGCTGATAAGGATGGACTTCCTGTTTCAGTAACTATGGGTGGTGCTGCAGGTACTGGTACTATTCAATTAACTATGATGTACGTTGTAGATTAATTACTAAATATTAGGTGGGGGAGTAATCCCCCATCTTTTTATGAAAAAGATTCAAGATTTAAAACCTGTATTACATTTTAAAAAAGATAATTATGTATACAGATATGTGTTAGTAGATAGGTTTAAACATGATACCAAGTATCATTATGGCTTTGACACTAAAGAAGAGAGAACAGAAAAAGAAATTTTTGCTTTAGAAAAAGATAGACAGATAAGGCGAAAGTATATTATAAGGAAATAGTATGGCATCAGTAGTAGACATTTGTAATGGAGCATTAAATCAATTAGGTGCTACAACTATACTTTCACTTACAGAAGATTCAAAAAACGCTAGACTTTGTAATCAAAGATATACTCAAGTAAGAGATGGTGTATTTAGATCACATCCCTGGAACTGCTTACAGAAAAGAGTTGAACTAGCAGCAGATACTACAGCTCCTGCTTGGGGTTTTAAAGTTTCTTTTACACTACCATCAGATTGTTTAAGACTACTTAGAATATTAGATTATGAATCTAATTACAAAGTAGAAGGTAGAAAAATATTATCTAATACATCTAGTATGAAAATATTATATGTTGCTAGGGTTAATGATCCCAATGAGTATGATGAATTGTTAAGAGAAACATTATCTGCATCACTTGGTGCTGATATTGCTTTTGCAGTTACTTCTAATAATCAAACAGCTCAAAATATGTATCAACTGTTTCAAGATAAATTAAGAGATGCTAGATTTGTAGATTCAACTGAAGGTCAAAATATAGATCAAGATCTAGGAATGACAGATGCAATAGACGCAGGTAGCTTTATTAACTCAAGGTACTAATACATGGCTAGAGTTGCAGCTCAATTAACAAACTTCACAGGTGGTGAACTATCTCCAAGATTAGATGGTAGAAACGATTTAGCAAAATATTCATCTGGTTGTGCAACATTAGAAAATTTAATTATATACCCTCATGGCTCAGCAGCTCGTAGACCAGGCACAAACTTTGTTGCTGAAGTAAAAGATAGTACAAAAAAAACAAGATTAATTCCTTTTGAATTTTCTACCACACAAACTTATATGTTAGAATTTTCTAATTTAAAAATTAGAGTATTTAAAGATAATAGTTCTGTATTAGAAAGTAATAAAACTATAACAGCAATAACAAAAGCTAATCCTGCTGTAGTAACTGCTACATCACATGGTTATGAAAATGGAGATGAAGTATTAATTAGTGGTGTTGGAGGTATGACAGAAGTAAATGGTAAAAGATTTTTAGTTGCAGACAAAACTACTAATACATTTGAATTACAAGACAAAGATGGAAATGATATAAATAGTTCATCATTTACTACTTACACTTCTGGTGGAGTATCTAATAAAGTTTTTGAAATTACAACACCTTATTTAGAAGCAGAATTATTTGATTTAAAATTTGCACAAAGTGCTGACGTTATGTACATTTGTCATCCAAATCACGAAGTAGAAAAATTATCAAGAACAGGTCATACATCTTGGACATTAACAGATGTAAATTTTACTAAAGGACCATTTTTAGATCCTAATATTACAGAAACAACCTTAACTCCTTCTGGTGCTGAAACAACAACTTTAAATGGAACACTCGGTAATAATACTAATGGTACATCAGGATCAACAATTGCTTTAACATCTGCTACAGGTTTTCCAACAACTGGTAGAATACAAGTTGGAACAGAATTAATTTCTTATACTGGTGTATCAACAAATAATTTAACAGGTATTACAAGAGCTGTTGATGGTTCAACAAGAGCTGCACACTCAAATGGTGCAACAGTAACTAATGCTGGAACAGGATCAAGAACTATTACTGCATCTGCAGTAACTGGAATTAATGGTGGGTCTGGATTTTTAGCAACAGATGTTGGTAGACAAATACATTTTAATGATGGTTATGGAGTTATTACAGCTATAACAAGCACAACAGTTGTAACAGTAAATATAACGACAGCTTTTGCAAATGCTGATGATGACGCAATTACTAATTGGTTTCTTGGAGCATTTTCAGATACTACAGGTCATCCTTCTTGCGTAACTTTTTTTGAACAACGATTAGTATTTGCTGCAACATTAAATAATCCACAAACAGTTTACTTTTCTAAATCTGGTGATTATGAAAACATGGATGCTAATCTTGATGGAACGATTGCAGACGATGATGCAATTATTTATACGATTGCTTCTAACCAGGTTAATGCTATTCGTTTTATGACATCAACAAGAACTTTAATTATTGGTACTGCAGGTGGTGAGTTTGCAGTAAGTGGTGGTGGATCTGATAGTGCTATTACCCCAACAAACATACTAATTAAAAAACAATCTAACCATGGTGCTGCAAACATAGATGCTATCTCTGTAGGTAACGCAACATTATTTTTACAAAGAGCTAGAAGAAAGATTAGAGAACTAGCTTTTAACTTTGATGTTGATGGTTATGTAGCTCCAGACATGACAATTCTTGCTGAACATATTACTGAAGGTGGTTTAACACAAGTTGCATATCAACAAGAACCTAATCAAATTATTTATGCTACTAGAGAAGATGGTGAGTTAGTCGGATTAACTTATCAAAGAGAACAACAAGTAACTGCTTGGCATAGACATATCTTTGGTGGAAGATTTGGTATAGCAACAATTACAGTTTCTGATTATGCAAACATTGTAAACAAAACTAAAATTACTTTAACAAAATCAGATGGTACAACTGTAGACTTTAACTCTACCACAGGAACTGCAGGAACTAATGAATTTAAAACTGAAACCAGTAATAATACTACTGCAACTAATTTAAAAAATGCAATAAATGCTCACGCTAATTTTACTGCAACAGTATCAAGTGCAGTAGTTACAATTACTGAAACAGCACATGAAGCAACAGGATATTTAACGATTAAAAGTTTTGACAAAACAAGATTAACAGCAACAAGCGAAGGTAAAGCAGTAGTAGAAAGTGTAGCGGTAATTCCTACAGATGACAAAGAATATCAAACTTATGTAATTGTAAAAAGAACAATTAACGGTTCAACTAGAAGGTATGTTGAATATTTAAACGAACTTGACTTTGATGAAACAGATAACACATCTTTTAATTTTTTAGATAGTGCATTAAGTTATAGTGGTTCAGCAGTTACCAATCTTTCTGGATTATCACACCTTGAAGGACAAGTTGTTTCAATATTAGCAGATGGTGCAACGCACCCCAATAAAACTGTAAGTTCTGGTGCGGTAACTTTAGATCGTTCAGCAAAAGATGTTAAGATTGGTTTAGCTTTTACATCTTTACTACAGACAATGAGATTAGATGCAGGATCACAAGATGGTACATCACAAGGTAAAACTAAAAGAATATATGATATTACAGTTAGAATGTTTGAAACTATAGGTATAGAGGTTGGACCAAACTTAGATGATATGGAAAGAATACCTTTTAGAACTTCTGCAAACTTAATGGATGAAGGTATACCACCATTTACAGGAGATAAAGAAGTAGAATTTAGAGGAAATTACGAGACAGATGGGTTTATTTTTGTTAGACAAACACAACCTTTACCTTTTACAATTTTATCGTTATACCCAAGGTTAGTAACAAATGATGGATAATATACTAAATATAGTGCCTTATACTGCACAACATGGAAAATTTATTTTATCTCAACAAATGAACCATAAAGTATTAGAAGCAGATAGACATTATATTAATGTTGATGGTGATGCTAGAAACTTAGAACAAGATCATTTAGCATTTACTGGTATCGTTAATCATGAACCTATCTTTGCTGCAGGAATGAAAATGGTTTGGGGTCAAGTTGCTGAAGGTTGGGTTATAGCAACAAGCGAGATGTGGAAACATCCACTTAGTGTTGCTAAAGCAATTAAAAAAGATTTTGCAAGAGTTGCTAAAGAAAATAATATTACTAGAGTTCAATCTGCAATTAGAAAAGATTTTAAAGAAGGTCAAAGATTTGCAGAGTGGTTAGGTTTAGAAAAAGAAGGTCTGATGAGAAAATGGGGATTTGATGGCTCAGACCAATATATGTATGCGAGGTTATTTTAATGGCAGCAGCAATACCAGCATTAACAACCGCAGCACCTTTTGTATCTGCAGGAACAGCAATAATAGCTGGTAGACAAGCAAGTGCAGTTGGATCATATAATAAAGCAATAGCTGATAGAAACTTTAGAGTTAAAGTACAAGAAGCTGAAAGAATACAACAACAAAAAGAATTTGATCTTGCTAGATTTGATCAAAAATTTTCACAGCTACAAGGTCAAACAAAAACTGCTGTACTAACTTCTGGTGCAGAGTTGTCTGGTTCTGGTTTAAGAGTTTTAAGATTTAATGCTGAACAAGCAGAAATAGAAAAAGATATTATTGATTACAATTCTAAAGTTGCAGAATCAAGAAAAATGGAAGAAGCAAACTTTGCTATTATGTCTGGTGAACTTGCTAGACAACAAGCTAAAGCAACAGAGCTTGGGTATTATGCTCAAGCAGGAACAAGTTTATTAAAAGCGTTTGGATAATTATGCCTAAGATACCTACATTTGAATCAACTGCAAGACCCACAACAGAAGTTGGAAGTATAACAACTGGTATTCAAGTATCACCAACTTCTACTGTAGCTGCTAAACTTTTACCTGCATCTGATCAGTTAGCAAATTATGCAATTAAAAAAAGAGATAATGAAGAAAAACTAATTGCTAAAAAAGCAATACTAGAATTGAAATCAGAATCAGATAAAATTATAGAATCACAAAAAGATAATATTAGTGAAGAAGAATCTATTAATAATTGGAAGCAAACATTTACACCTTTAATAAAACAAAAAACATCTACTATTACAAATAGAAGAGTTAGAAAATTAGTAGAAAATGGAATTAATTTAGAAAACTCAGAAAGTATTTATCATTTAAAACAAAACTCTTTTAAAGCATATGAAAAAGAAAGTGCTAAAATTTATAATGATGACATCAATGCAGATGTTGCAAAATTTAAAACTGAAACTAATACTACTTTAAAAGATAAATATAGAGACCAATTATATTTAAAAGCTGAATTATATAACGAAGAACATATGTTAGGATCTAATGATCTTAAAAAAAGAATAGAAGCCATTGATAGTGTTTTATTAT